ATGAGAATATTTTTATATGAAAATACTTATTTAATTTATGTTGACACTGGGTGTATATAAACGTTCGTTTAATTGTTGCTTTGACAAGTAGTAATTCTTCAAGTCGCTCGATTCATATCCATATGGCTGGTCTCTGTTATTTCTTGATTGATATACATATGGAGTACTGTTTGTGTTTGTTTTCTCAAATTGAATAAAGTTTCCAACTGGTTTAGAAGATTCTAAAGTATTTGTTGCAATAAGTCTTGATGCATTATTTGTCAAGTATTTGCGGTATTCATCGTTTGACATGATATGATTCTTTTGATGATGGTCCTCATTTAATTTATCTTGGTCTGACGTCCAAGTCTTGAAAGTTCTTCCATCATTCATCATTGGTGGCATATTGTAGTGTATATTGTTTGAACCTTGATACGAAGTAGCCCAACTCATTAATATAATATGATAAGAAAATTATTTAGTCACAAACAATACACACATTGGATAAGTTTCACTATTATTGTAACAATGCCAATAAATCACCCTTCTTTAATTTTGGTAATTGACTAACGTCATCTACGAGGTTTTTTTGCGCGACGATTTCTCTTAATGACTTGAGTGTCAATTTAGAATAGTCTGTTTTCATCGCTTCTATGGTTTCTTTTTCTAAATCTAATTCGATGTTTTTGATACTGTCACCAGAGTCAGTTTCATCGATTGTATCCAGTTCATTAACCTCTTCCTCGTTAAATGTCGTGTTCATACTTTTTCCGTCTATAGATGGATGAGGTGATACGACAAGTTCTTCTATATTTTCGTCAACCTCAGATTTCTCGTCATTGTCCTGATTTTCTCCTTCAGATTCATCGTCGCTATCTTCTTCGTCGTCTGATTCTTCAGCGCTACTATCAGTTTCATAACCGCTTTCATTATCTGAAACAACTGTTCTCTCTAATGTTATATTATGTACAGTTTCATTGGATAAGGAAGGATTCTTTATTTCTGATAGTTCATTTGCCATCGCAGTAACTAATCCCATTACTGATGACACCTTCCTTTCACATTCATAAATTTTTGATCGAATATAATACAACAATACACAAAATAAAAGGAAAATACCCAAAAACATTGTCATTGATGACGTATATTCTAACAAGTTCATTAATCCCATAAATATTATCTAAAAAATATATATTGCTTCTAAACGAGTTCATAATTCATTTTCTCTATCATCAGGTTGTGTGAGCATTTTTTTCGCATATTCAATCACTTTGGAGGGATATTCTAAATCTATTAATACTTTGATACCTCCATGTAATTTTGAAATCGATTCCATCAAAACATAATTATACACGAAATCATCATTCAACAAGGTGACGTCCATATGATAATTTCGTAATTTCACCTCTTCTTTGTCGTCCTCTACCATTTCGCACATCTTGATAAAATGTGTTGTCAGCAAAAATTGCACATTCTTTTGTTCCGATAAATACTTTATGAAACCGTAAGAACTTGCTGTAGCTTCCTCGGGATTCGTTCCAGAATACAGTTCGTCAAAAATACACAAATGTTTCTCGTCCTTGCTTTCTGTTACATGTTCTATTATGTTATGACACCTTCGCGCTTCAGCCTGAAATAAACTATCTCTTGCAGAAGTATCTGGTATGTTTAAATAACAGTGGAAATGGTCAACTAAAGATATTTTTGCTGATTTATAGAATCCAACACCTAATTGCTGTGTGAGAATATAATTTATCAATGTTGTCTTCAAGTAAGTAGTTTTACCAGATGCATTTGGTCCAGTAATTATCATATTTTGCTTCATATTGCAGTCATTTTTCACAATATTGTTATCCACCATGAATTCATTTCCATTGTTTTGCTTTCTCTCTAATAGTGCTGGGTAATAGGATTGTTGGAACGAAGATTCCTTTTTTGTAAATGTTCCAAAATTAATAAATTTCTTCTTTATCATATAACGTAAATGGTTTAATGTACCACAAAAGGCGTTTAATCCTTTGGTATACATAATTGTATTATGAATATCTTCATCCATTTTTAATTCATAATAAAGTGTTTTTACATATCCTAAATGATACATTTCACTTACATTCCATTTGTATGCGTTTATTTTTGACAATTTATTCTTCAAAGAAGATATTTTATCGTGTTGTAACATCATCGTGTCGCAAAATGGCTTGTAGGTATCGTAGTCGTTCATTTCGTCGTGCAACACGAGCAGATTTTCACTGGTTATATTCAAATACTCAGAAAGTAACTCAACTTCTTTGTGAATTTTGGTCATATTTGTGTGGAAGCGAAGACAAGATATAATATTTTGATATACTTGTATGAAATATACTACAATACTCATAATAATATACACTCTTTTGTCCCATGATACCTCATTGATTATGAATAATTTCCCAAATGAGTGACGACTGAATAACATTTTTAATGAATCGAAATACAATGCAATTGTAACAGGGTAACCATTAAATTTCAATATGATAAAGGGAACAAATAATAGAAACAGCGGAATGAAAAGAGAGATTAGAGGAGATAATATACTATATACACTCAAAAGTTGTACAATAGGCTGAGAATAGTTCATAGACTCGAATCGCTTTATTTCAATATAATGATAATTTGTGAGGAAGTTCACCTCGCATTTCAATGGTTCCCAGAAACAGATATCATTCGGTAATACCTTTGCTTTGAATGTTTTCAAAAATGACTTTGTATCCTTTAGGAAATCAATGTCGACCGAATAATATGATGCCCAACTTTTTACAATCTCTCTTTGATACTCATTTTGAGGAGAAAAAACATAATTATATATTGGATATGATTCGTCTGATTCTAATAGTTCTAAATCTTTGTGTATATTTTCATCCAACTTCTGAAACTTTGTGTATTGTATTGGTAGTTTGAAATGGTCATAAACATGATATTTGTTATTTGGATTTCCTAACATACTGTCTCGGGAGAGAATTTCAAAACAAATAGAACGTATGTATGAAATAAAATTGAAAACGATTTAAATAATAAATATAATTAACAATTATCAATGACCGCATTAATGACTTATACTATAGATGATATTACTTCGTTAATCAATAACGGATTTCAATATCAACTTACAGACAAATGTCTTGATAAAATTTCGGATATTGCTGAAAAGGTAGGTGCGCCATCATATGTAAAAACACCAATCTTTCATAAAAAGAAGAAAAACGTTGTAACAGTAGACGATAAAAATAGATACAATAAAATGGTAACAAAACAAGACGAAAATAAGTGTCAAGTATCTCTCATGGGAGAGTCCATCAACCAAATTCGTATTTGTCTTAATAAGCTCACAGAAAAGACATATTCTACAGTAGAGGGGAAAATTATAGATTTGATGACACAAATTATAAACAACGAAGATTTGACAGAAAGTGAACTTTTACAAATAGGAAAACATGTTTTTGAAATAGCAAGTAGCAATAAATTCTACTCATTCTTGTATGCCACACTATTGAAAAAAATCTTATCAGAGTTCAATACATTCAATGATATTATTTATAAATGCATTTCTGAATTTGAATTATTATTTGAGAATATAGAGTACATTGATTCCAATAAAGATTATGACGGTTTCTGTAGGATAAACAAAATCAACGATAAACGTCGCTCGATGAGTCTGTTTATGACAAATTTGATGAAATGTAAAATTATAGAATATAGTCGCGTATATAATATAATTCTTGGTCTTTTGGCCGATGTGGATTATTATATCACCAGAACTGAATCGAAAGAGATTTGTCAAGAAATTATCGAAAACACATCCTTGCTTATTAATAACTCCAAAGACATTTTACTGGAACAGGAAGAATGTTGGGAACACCTGAGAGAATGTTTCTCTAATTACAAAACATATACGACAAAAGATTATCCAGGACTTTCAAGTAAAACACGCTTCAAGATTATTGATATATGGGATTTTAATTGGAAGTAAACATGTGGTATTCATACATTGGTCGGTTTAAAACTTATACTTTTCTTTTATTTTCTGAATTAATTTGTATTTTGATTCTTTATAGTCCTTTGTCTCTCTTTGTTCGTTAAAAAAATTATCATTCACATCCAATGTTTCTAAAAAACTCTGCTTATTCATATAAATGTTGACCATACGCAAAATACGACTTGCAATTAATATAAGCACTAAAATAAAGGAAATCACGATATAATACTTCATATATATATATGCTCATTTATTAAATGTACATATATATTTGCAAAATTAACGGCTGATGAATCCGTATAATTTTTGACCCCATCCTTGATTCTTCTTGTTACGGTTGTTGTCTGTCCTAGTTATTTTTAATTCCATATGTTCAAATGTATATGAGAATGTATCCTTAAAATTGTGCACGAAAAATAATTTTGTATCCGACGGGTATTCTTTATCCAGTTTGACAACAAGCGATTCCGTTTTACATGGTCCTATGTATATACTCTCAACAGGAGACGATATGAAAGAAAACGTTCCATTCTTTTTTTCCTTTTCTAAAATATTATGTACTTGTTCATTCAAATTTTGACGGTTATATTTGCCCTCTATTTCGTTTAATGACTCAATATGTGTAACAAATTTATTCACGTCATATATCGTTCTGTGCGCTTTTGACTTCATATGCTTGACGGGAATATTTTGTAAATGAAAGTAGTATGAAATATAATAGTCATCATGGAATTTTATATAATCAAAGTCTTTTATTTTGTTATAATATTCCAAAAAGTTTTGAAGAAGAGACGATTTAATAAATATTCCATCTGCACCTTGTGCGACTGTTATTTTACTAATGTAGCAGTAATATGATATTATCATACCATTACCATAAAAGTTATCATTGTTATATTTATTGAAGTATTCAAGCATATAGGACCGATATAGTAAATCGTCATCAACCAACACTATATAAGTATTTTCATCATTCATATCAACAACATTATTACTAAAGAGCCCAAGAAGTTTTGTTCCAGGGCCATAATCAGTATCCACCATATTAATAACTAGTTTTTCAGAGGATATTCTACTTTTTAAATTTTCAATTTGTTGTGCTCCTATCGATGTTTCGAATCTTACATTATATTTTTTTGGTATATTTAGAATTATCTTTTCTGGTTGTAACTTCTGCTTTAGTAGAGTAAGAAGTGTTTTCTCAATACTTGCGAAACGTTTCGGAATTGTGGTCATCGAAAAAATGTATTTGGGCTTCATAATAATAAATTATATATTTTTATTTTTATCATGAACGGTATAAATAAATAATGTCAATAGAAATATAATGGTGCAATCAAGAATTAATACTACAGTGACGTATAATGAAATGAAAACAATGTATGATGACGATGTGGATTATTCATCAAACCTATATACTATTTATATCGACCATATGCAAATTGCAGTAGATATTGCTCTTGGTAAACAGAAATTCTTATATGCAAATAAAGATATTGTCTTTCTACCTATTTATATCATTCATGATGAACGCGTCATCATGCAAATAGGAGTATTTGAATTCCATGTAGATAAACTTGCGAACATATTAGATGAAAACGATGAAGTTATATTTGAAGAGGTTCAGAAATCAAAACCTCTTTATTATTTATCTTTGAAAAAATCATCATTTAATGACTACATCTCTCTTGAAACATTTGAAGATGAAGATGAAAAGGCACTATTAGACGATACAGATAATAATGACGATGAGGTGATTGAAGATATTGAACTTGAAAAGAGTCAACTATTATATGACCCTACAGGAATCTACGAAAAACTATTTGTAGATGATGAAAATTCAGTTGTCGAATCCTATGTAGAAGAAACATCACAAGACGCAAAAGTAATTAAAAGTAATTATATAGAAAAAATACATTCTCCATGGATACAAAATTTCATGCATAACTCTTATTACGGTATTGAAAAGTCAGAAGATGAAAGCAGTCAATGTATGTTTTACGCAATCCGTGAAGCTTTTGCAACTATTGGAAAGAAGACTACTGTAGAGAAATTAAGATTTATCATATCAGAACATGTATCCGATGATATATATCTAAAGTATAAACACATTTACGACGAACACAATAAAGAGATGAAGTTGTTGACGACGCAAATGAACGAATTGAAAAAGGAACTCCATATGCAAAAGGAGAAATTAGAATTATCAAATGACCGTACGATGAAGTTGAAATTACAAGAAGCGATGAAATCGAACATTGAGAAACTCAAGACATTAAAAAGTAAAAAGGAATTGGTGATGGAAATAAGAAACGAATATGCGTATATGAAACAAATAAAGTCGACCGAACAATTCAAGAGTCATGTTCAAAGTTGTGAATTCTGGGGAGAAAAATGGGCTGTATCAACATTTGAAAAAATATTAAATGTGAAATTCATTTTACTTTCCCCCGAGGCGTATGAAAATGAAGACAAAGACAATGTTATCATGTGTTCAGACGATTCAAATATGGACGAAATAGAATTCAAACCTAACTATTATATAATACTTGATACAAATGGTTCTCTCTACACACTTATCAAATATAGAAACAAAGGTGCATTTACGTATAGTGAACTTCCTTATGATTTGAAAAAGTTGATTGTGGTGAAATGTCTTGAAAATAGCAATTCATCATTTTCTCGCATACCTGATTTTAAAGGTCAAATTCATAAATATAAACCGAGTAATGATTTGATAAATGTGAAAGAGAACGACGTAGAAGAATCTCAAATGGCAAATTATGATGAGGAAGTCATATTCCAAATATATTCCAAATCAAACACTAAACCGTATCCTGGTAAAGGTGCAGGGGAAAGTATTTTAGAAACAAAGATAAAAGACTATGCTCAATTGAACAATGTGATTGATTGGCGGAAGAAATTGGATTCCTATTGGAAAAAACCTTTCATATTAGACAATGAAAAATGGAATAGTGTTGAGCACTACGTGCAAGCAAGTAAATTTAAGCAATACCCAGAAGTCTATAGAAAATTTACATTTGACGCACAAACAGCAATAGGCGAAGACCCCGCAGTGGCAAACCAAGCAGGAACCAAGAATAATTATTTTTCGAAGGACATTAAACCAGCCAAACATAGTGATGAGCACGCATTAAAAGTAGTTGAGAATGCAAACTATGCGAAATTCTCACAGCATGCGGACAGTTTGGGGAAAATATTGATTGATACGAAAGATGCGAAACTTACATTATTCAAACGAGGAAAACCATCGGAAACACTTGTTTCTCTTATGAAGGTAAGAGAGAAAATGAAAAAATAAAACATGTATGATATTGAGTTTAAATTCATGTATTTTCATATTTCTGGTATATAATGGAAAACGCAGCAATTCCAACCACGGTAAAAGAGCCATTGAGCGAAGATAAACAAACTCGTCTTGTAGATGTTCCCATTGTCAACGAAGCTACAGCATTGAATGTTATTGTCAGTTTTGTTGGAATTGCACAACAAAGAGGAGTTTTTAATTTAGAAGAATCATCCAAGATTTGGGAATGTATTCAAAAGTTTCGTAAAGTATAAGTAATGTATATATAAATAGACGCCATATATATATACATATGAAGGATACTATTCACAAAATTTACAAAAGTCTGAGGAGGACTGAAAACATAATGAAAGAAAATATGAACGATTTGGAATATTCAAGAGAGATTGAAATCATTGAAAGTAAAATATCACTGCAACACTCTGATTCACGTTTTTTTCCAACCGAAATAAAAAACTATATTATACAAGAAGCAAAAACGGTTACACATTATCATTTACACCATGAAAATGTAGATGTCCTATTTCACATTTATAATTTCAAAAAAGGAGAACATTTGGGGAAGGATATGATTGAATATATGTGCAAAGTATTTATATTTTTGAAAATGTTTACAACAAGAGAATGTAGTACAAAAATTAATGTATATTTGTACCCGACCAGAATACGTAAAACATTGCCAAGTGGAAATGAGGTCCTGGACACTGAGCATATAAACAATGCGTTTTCTTATTGCTGTAGTAAAGGTACAAGTGAATTAGTTATATTTCGTGAAGAGGACTGGAAAAAGGTTTATATCCATGAAATGTTTCATAATCTTGGAATCGATTTTTGCAATTTTCAATTTGACAGAGTACAGGAAAGTATACAAAAGGAATTTCCTATTGAAAACGAAATATTATTGTTTGAAGCATATTCAGAGTTTTGGGCGACATATTTGTATACATGCTTTCACTCATATTCGCATAGAAAAAGTTTAAAATTGTATTCAGTTGATGTAAAAAGTAAATTTTCACATGAAATAACATTTTCATTCACCCAAATGATCAAAATTTTACGCACTATGAATTTGAGTTACGAAGATTTATACAATCACGAATACATGAATATGAAAAATGTTCATTTTGTTTACAAAGAAAATACAAATGTATTTGCATACAATGTCTTGAAATGTATTATGATGTTTTTCCACTATGACTTTTTAGAGTGGTGCAATACAAACAATACAACTCTATTACAGAGTTCGAGGTATAAAAAATATCAATTATCCTTACTTGAATGGTTAAAACGACATAACAAAAATAAAAAATTAATGAAATTTATTGAATATATTACAAATAATGTTTATCTTCGTATCAACGACAAAAAATTCAAAAAATCATTAATGAATTGCTTCTATCAACACTAATTTGTAGCATTGCAAGTATTTTGATTTCTATTAATATATTTATAATTTTTTGTTATAAATATATGGTTAATTGTTAATATAAATTATTGGTTCCTTTCTACTTAAGCGCTTGCGACAACAGGCTTGGGCTGCTTAGGGAAATGATGGCTCATGTACTTTTGGAGGTTAAAGTAAGTGAGTTGGTCATCGTTGGGACCAATCTTAAGAAGCTTGGTAAGCTTGGCATCGGGGAGGATAATACGCCCGTTAGACTTGTCCTTGAGTTCGTTGGCTTGGATGTACTTGTTAATCTCCTTGGTAACAGCAGTGCGGGCCATCTCGGTTCCAGAGGGTTGGTCAAGGAAGGCACAAAGCTCGTCACTAAGAGGAGTGGGCTTCACAAAGCCACTGGGTTTCTTGTTGCCAGAACGACGACGCTTGAGACTGCTCTTGACGAGGTTCTTGAGCTCACGCTTGACAATCTTCTCAAGGAGCTTGAACTCGCCCTTGATAGAACTGTGAAGAGAAGCAAATTCCTGGAGTTTGTCAGAAAAATCTGAGAACTTATTTGAAATTACAGACTCTACGTCGAGAGCAGGGGCAGTAACCGCCTCTACGACATTCTCAACAACGGGGGTTGCGGGAGTAGCAGGAGCAACCTCTACCTTGGGGGCAGTGGTCTTCTTGGAAGCAGTCTTTGTGGAAGGGGAAGCAGCGGCCTTGGCCTTGGGTGCAGCAGAAGCGGTCTTGGTAGTCTTGGAAGAGGTCTTTGACATTATACTCTATTATAACATATCCTTTTTATATTGTTTAACGCATTAATTGTAATTAATTCCTAAATACCACAGGTTTAATGGTGTAACGATAATTAATTTAATTCGTTCAAATAAAAAAAAGGATTGTTTAGGAATTTTTATGAATTTTATTTTTGAATAATTAAATATTGACAGGTAAATCATCCCGAATGTATATTGCATCGCCTTCGTCTGTCCATTTTATTTGAACAGCCATAATCTCAACACCATTTCTATGTGCTTGAATCACTGCTTCGCGGTATATAGGGTCGATTATTGATGGTTGAAAAGTAGATACATCATCCCGTTGAATGACATAACAAATTATTGTTCTTATATTTTGTTCTAGTTTCAATTGCTCCAACTCTTGAATATGTTTAAGGGCTCTTGGACTTACTGTTGTTTTTTTACTTTTACGGTAACCATCTGGAAAATAAGCCACTTTTGAATTATAATCTCTCTTTGAGAAATCGTATTTTTTTCTCTCTTTTGTTGTACAGTCTTCGTAATCAGCCAATGGAACATTTTTCACTTCCAATATGAATTGTTGGTTATTTTCATCTATTCCAGCAAAGTCAAATCGTGAATGTAAGAATGTTTTCTCTCTTTCGAAATGAATAGGAGAGATTCTCGTGAAACACTTTTTAATAAAACATTGATTCACTAACTCTTCTGCTAATTTCGGCTGAATACCTACGTATGTGGTGTGGGATTCATTCACTATTTTTGCTAATTCTACCCTATGACTACATAAGCCTTTTTTGTTCTCTATTTTACTTACCATTACATATGAATCTTTATCGCTAAGACCACAACACCCCAAGGCAGGTGTATGACCCTGTGTAGTTTCGTCGTTTTCCAAACGAATATCCGCTACATAAGGTGTCTTGCATACAGACGATGGACGTTTAAGTATTTGTGCTTCTTGAAGGTTTAATTTCAAAATATGTGTCATAATTACATTTTCTTATTATAAAAATGTAAATACTAAAATCAATTTTATACAATATGTGGCATAACACTTTCATATAACCATGGATTTGTTTCTGCTGCCTCGGGTGAAACCAATGTCAAAGCTGATAATATATAGTATGCTCCCAATGCAGAAGAATCATTATTCACCCCCTTTGTCAAAATATTCTTCATAATTTGTAATGTATTATTCTGCAGTACAGAAAACATATCAACATTTACGTTGTATAAAGAAATAAATGGGTTGCCATGTGGATGACATATTGAACGCTTCACATCTTCTGTCAGTTGTGCACGATAATTCCATATATCATACAATTCACGATTAAAACGAATTAATTTACGATGATTCAGTCCAATGAACCAATTTATGTCTGTAATGTGTCCATAACCATCAATCATTTGAAATATTTCCAGTGTTTTTGACTCTATTGTTATGACCTGTTGTTTTGGTTCTTCACTTTCTGCAGGAATCTCTCTTAAATTGAATTTTAATATATGTTTCAACTTGTTATACTTCTTAACATAGTTACATATATTCACATGAAATTCTACATTCGTATACGGATTTATCAATGCCTTCGAATTTACTTCCTTTTGTTTTTTTATATACATTGATAGACTATCAATGTCAAAACCATATACGAAACCATTGTCTGAAATTGTAAATAAGCGCCCAAATGGTAATTCCGTTATCGGATCCAACGAATAAAAATCACATGGATTTGTGCATATACTTCTATTGAGTAACCCAGGACCATGTAACTGCGTGATTGATGTCACAATAAATCTACGAAATTGTTTTTGTATCATTAATGCATATTTTGAATTACGCAAATGGTGAAATAAACGCATCTTCAATTCATTTTTATTACCCGACACCTTTTGTTTATAATACTTGGCTATTTGTTTGAGTTGCGAAACATTGAAATTGATTTCTTGAATACATTTATATTCGTGTATCTCAGGTATGAAAAACTCATCACTTGGTACCTTGCGTGTTGCTTTATAACTATTATTACTTGTGACACTCGATGACCTACTGCGCTTACCCATTACTATATATCCATATTGTTTTTCTATATCGTTAATTCATCATTACGAGTAAAATACAATTAAATAAAATTAAATGTGAAATACAAATTAAATATAAAATAATTAAAAAATAATTAAAAAATAATTAAAAAATAATTAAATTTGCATTTATTACCATTTAACATCATTAATCAATAAAATTGATTTAAAGAAATGACTGTATGTTATATCATAAAATGTCAAGTAACATGATTGTAGATTTCAACGATTTCAACGCCAAGTCCCACATCAAATACACTACCCCGAAGATGAATGCATCTGGTGGTAAAAGTGTAGGAATTGTGAATGCGGTATCAAATAAAGCTCTTCAAATGACAACTCCTCTCATGCTCACATGGGGGATTAGTGATTATGAGGGCAATGAAAAATATGAAATGGCTCTTCAGTTTCCAAAGGATATGAGTGATTCTAAAGATATCACCTTCCTTGAGAAAATGAAAGAGTTTGAAGACAAAATCAAAGCAGATGCAATTATTAATTCGAAGGAGTGGCTAGGTAAGGGAAAAACATCTCCAGAGGTCATCGATGCACTCTTCACGCCCATGCTCAAGTATCCCAAGGATAAGGAAACGAAGGAGCCCAATACAGCAATGTCTCCATCTCTACGAGTAAAGGTCCCCTATTACGATAAAACGTGGAAAGTTGAGATTTACGACGTTGATGAAAATAAACTCTTCCCAGATGTTGCAAATCTAAATGTGACACCCGAAGACCTTGTGCAAAAGGGATGCAATGCGGCAGTTCTTATGCAGTGTGGTGGGCTTTGGTTCGCAAATGGCAAGTTTGGCGTCACTTGGAGACTCATTCAGTGCCTTGTGAAGCCAAAGGAGTCGGTCTTGGGGAGATGCCAAATCAAACTGGACTCCTCTGACAAGGAGAAGCTCAAGAATACCAACACAAATGATGACGAGGAAGATGATAATGCACTTGTTGTCGCCGAGGACACTGATGACGAGAATGAAGAAACAAACGAAGAGGTGGAAAATGATGCAACTGAGGCAACCGAAGAGGAACGCCCACCTACGCCTCCCCCAGAAGAGCCTGTCAAGAAGACAGTGAAGCGCGTTGTGAAAAAGAAAGCAAGCGCTTAAATAGGATTATAGATTAGATAGAATTTGTATTATATTAACAGTATTAAAACGCCTTTTTTGTTTCTATTTCATCTTAACTCTATAAAATTGAAATACTGATATATTGTTTTCAGAATATATCAATAAAGTAAAATATGCAAAAGCCGTCAGTAGAAATTCCCGTAGAGCGTCATATTCTGGACACATGCAATGTGCGTTTGATCCATTGTTCAAATGAATGTCAACGTATGAAACATCTTCAAACACTCATTGATAAGTGTAAATTGGAATCACATAAATCCAATCATGAAAATAATCACCAATCAAAGCAAAAATCCTTTATGTAAATATGTAAAAAAACATCACTTCTCTCTTCACAGTATAGGTCGTCGTTTATTTTTAAAACCCCTTTTAATTCAAGTTTTTTTATTTGATAATACATTATATTCAACTCTTTTGCAACCAGTGTATAATTATTTTTTCCTATTGTACCGCGAATAATACCATTTTTCTCAATATTATTCACCGACATATGAATAGTTTTATGTAAATTATTTTCTTCGTCTAACCACGTTGTATCATCAAAATCTGGAATACATTTCACAATTATTTCTTCATTACCGACTTTATATGACATTTCATTATGCCACAAAGGAATAACAATCGTTTGTTCATCTTTTTCTATACAATGAACCTTGTCTTGGAGTATATCATCAACTGTTGGACGTACAATAATCACATTATTGGATTCCATTTTCATTTTAAACTCATTTTCTGTTCGGTTCATTGTTTCTGTATGTAACTGGTTTTTGAAAAACTTATAAAACAATTGTGATAAAATAGAACCTTCCTCAATGTGTAGTTTTGTTGCAATAGACGTGTATAATTTTGTAAATTCACGGAATAGCAAATCACAACTGTTTTTGTCCTTGTATTTTTTATTAATCATATGTTCAATCCACTTTTCCATGAATTGAGAAAATGCATCATCATGGGTCGATGAATCAGTATATGGATTTTGGTCTAGTATACTTCTTAAAAAATAATACGATTCTTGCAATTGTTGAAACTCAATTGTAGAACCACCTGTTCTATCTGGGTGACACTTTAAAGATTCTGCGTAGTATTTCCTACGTAATGAATCTGTGTCCATATTTTTAAAGTCATTTTCATCTATATGAAATACATTTAGATGATATATGAATTTCATACAATAAATCTTTACATGTGTTTAACTTATTTTAATTGTGTTTCAAATAGGATTCCAACTCTCCAATTGTATCAGAAGAAGTCGTTTCAAACCAATTTGGGTTTATTGCGTGAACACTTGCTTGAACACTACGCAACAAAAAATATAATGAAATTTTAAATGAAAACATCATGTGACCAACATATGTCATATTATTTAAATGAGGATGGCGCGTAAAATAGTCCATATAAGTAAGTCAATACTTTTTTTAATTGCAAAATATTCATTCATCCAAATTATGAATGTGTGAATACATAAACAAACATAATCTCTCAATGTGATATATCGGTCGGTAGTTGTTATTAAAAAATTGCAATACCTCAAATGCGTACTTTATAATTTCCCCAATGTTTTCACTTTCTAAATTAGATGTAACTATCAACTTACTTGTTAGATTCCATATAAAGTTATGAATGCTTACGTCATATATAAACAAATCGTAAATCATTTCTCGTAAAACGCTGAATTCAAATTCATCTTTGTGTAATACTTGAATCATATTTTCAATGATATTGTTAAATTGATTATATGTGACACATGTTTTCATGTCTTTAATATTAGTGATTGTAGTTATTTCTGTTTCATTCGCTTGGAAATACTTGTTATACATACTTTTTGAAGGCCTATTCAACTGTATTGTTGTGGAAATATTTTGTATTTTCAATGGTATAAAACTTAAACATTCTGTTAAAAGTATAAAACGGATTTCCATACTTGATGGTGTTATTTGCATATAACTATAAAACAGCTCTAACAACTCACTGTGAATTGTATGAAAGTTTCTACACACTATGAATCCTACCTTTTCTACGTTTGAACATAATATATCAACTATATTGTTGTAAATTTCGTGAAATAGTAATTTCGCATTACATCCCAATATGGACATGTCGATTTCATAATGTATGTCACTTATTCGATATACATAATCGTGTTTATTGAAACATACAATCATCTTGCGGTCATATTTCAACTGAGAACTACTATATTGTTTAAGAAATAACAATGCTTGCGTATATTTCCCTATTCCCGAAGGTCCATATATTATGAGGTTTGGATAGAAATTCTTCTTTTGGGAATACTTCTTATATAAAGGAGCGTACTTTTTGTGTAAATTGTTTTGCTCAGCACTTTTTATGTATTCTTCGTATGATGTTTCATAAAATTTCATACAAAGACTGTGATAAAGTATTTATATATTTAATTAAATAAATTATATAACATATGTATATGGGAACAAATAAACCTGTGGATATAGTTTTATATAATCAAATAAAGGAAAGGGTAAAAAAAGAAATACCAACTCATAGTGCATATAGAAGCGGTATTATTGTTCAAAAATATAAAAAACAATTCACTGAAAAATACGGAGCGCGTAAAAAACCATATACTGGAACACGAACTCGTAAAAAGGGACTAAAGAGATGGTTTATGGAAAAATGGGTGAACCAACGAGGTAATGTTGGTTATAAACATAAACATGATATATATCGTCCTTCTATTCGTATTACGAAAAAAACGCCAATTACACACGGTGAATTGAGTTCAAATGAAATAAATAATGCACGAAAAAAGAAATATCGTACTGGTCGTGTAAATCGTTTTCGCAAAACTGGTGGAACTCGTCGTCAAACAAAAAAAATGTATAAATCAGGCTCTCTTTACTTTCATGATCATCCAGAATTCCGTCCTAACTTGACACCACAGCAAATGTTTGAATTCGGAAGTTTCGGTGGAACATACTGGAGACCAATTTATTCAAGTGTGAATAAAAAGCATTATAAGAATGTTCATAAAAAATACACAGATTGGTGGAAAAATGTTCCAGAGGAAAATCTCTCTTCTTCTCATTATGATATTAAAAAAAATAAATACAAAGTGAAAGTTGGAACTACATTAGAGTTTTGGGAATCGAAAAAATGGATACGTTCACAAAATCCATATGGATGGGTGCATTGGTACTGTGACTTTTTTTCAGGGAAACGTAGTGATGATGATGAACGACAAATTGCAAGATGGCGAGCTCTTGCTGGACAGCGTGGAAGATTCATGAGATTTCTGGTTTCTCAGATTATAAAGAAGAATGCAACATGGAACGATGAAACTATTAGCCCAAAGATAAGACAAGTTCTTCAACACTGGGGATATAGACTTACAAAGAGAGATTTTAATCATGAATTAAAGAGAAGAAAATCTGTATAATTATATATTGGTAAACATATGACCAGTTGACGTTTTCACTTTTTTTAATTGCATATTTTCACTATGAATTTTGTCATGACACGCATCACATATCGACATTAGATTTCCTTTGTGGTTTTTGTGTATTTGTTCAATGTAATTTGCATCATTTGCGTATTTTTGGAATTGTAAATGATGTATTTCCGTCGCTTCAGAAACATTACATAATTCACATAATGACAGAATTTTCTCACTATTGTAACGACTCTTCTTTTGTTGCAACATATTACGCCGTGAACCATACTTCTCTCTTATTGTATATGCTGCATCTATAAAGGAAGACGGTAAATGCAGAGATTTACATACTTCCAATCCATACATGGATTCACCAGGACCAATTTTCAACTTTCTATCGTATATTAATTCATCCTTTTCTCTATCGAAATACACTTCCATGTGATTCAAAGAGAGATTTGTCAAAGATGATATTTCATCATAATTGACTATTTCATGTAAATGTGTTGCAAAAATAAAAGAACAATCTCTCTTGTGTAACTCTTGGATACCCGAAACAAATATACTAATTGCCGAATCCATTTCTGTTCCTGAACATAATTCATCGCCTAATATTAAACTTTTATTGGAAGCATGTTTCAGTATATTACCCAATTCACACATCTCAACTGCAAATGTAGATAAACCCTTAAACATATTGTCTTGGTTTAATATTCTTGAAAATATATGTTCATATGGTACATAAGAGAGATGTTTACACGGAACAAAAAAACCACATTGTGCCATATATATACATAATCCTATTGCTCTTATGAAACTGGTCTTTCCTACTGCATTTGTTCCATACAATAACATACCCTGTGTATTACCATCTCCAAGTGTTATATTATTTGTAACGTATAATTCATCTTTTTGTAAATGCTCCAACAAAGGATGTCGCAATTCTTCTATACGTAAGAGAGATTTCTCCCCCTTTTCTATTGTTGGCATGGAATAATTGTATTTGTGTGCAATATATTTTTTACATTGTAATTGATCTACTGTTTCTATGAATCGTGATACGTCTTGAATCAACTCGCAATAGTTCACTAATATGTCATTATAAGAATGATATGATTCTTGTATTACATTTACAAAGAGAGATTTAGATTTCATTAATTGTCGAAATGTAGTATCAATAAAATCATTATGTATTGATAATTGGGAAGTAGTAGCTTTTATTCCCTCTATATTATTCCAGTCTGGCTCCCAGCACTCTACTAACCCACTTTTCCTAGTCAATAGATTCTCTCTCAATATTTTGAACCGTCGTGATGTAATCAGAAAACTATAATTCCCTTTCTCTGTTATATTTATTTTGACATATTCCGTTTTGAGTTTCTTCTTCTCTGTTGCATGGATAGTTTTCTCGAATAATTTATGAATTTGTTGTAATCTCTCTTCACTCTCGTTATATTTGTTCAATTGTACATCCAATTCATCGTATAAACCACATTTGAATATATTATCCTCAAACTTTACTGTATCAATATCCTTGCATTTCTCAATATTAAGTTCAGTTTCAACTCTCGTAATAAATGATTCAATAGACTCTTGTATCTTGTCAGCATATAAAATAGTTTCGTATGTTTTTAGTTCGTCTCCACAATATTTCATAATGTTTAATACATGCAAGAGAGATTTATGTAATTGGTAAATTTCCTTTGGGGTTATTTTCTTCAAATGTATCTTTCGTGCATATTTCTCAATATCCTTGATGTAATATAATTCATCACGAATAAATTTTACATTTTCATTGGATATTTTCATGGTGTCACTATATGATGCATTTAATAACTCACCATTTGTATGTGGTTGTATTAACATTTGCTTCATACATCTCTTTCCTATAGGACTAATACAGCGATTTAAAAAGTCGATTAAGGACGAATAAATTCCCTTGTAATTATGGTCTGGTGTAATATTCAATTGTCGTAATGTATTATTGGCAAGTAACATATGATGTGATTGATTATTCATAACAGGCTCTTTTAGTTTATGTACAAGCCCTGGATTATGCCCATGTAAAAAATTAAGCAGAAAACAAAAAGACTGTTTTGCGAATTCAAAATCACCAAAACAATGCGAAAACGCATTGTAATCACGAACTACATAATACTTTTCTAATATTTCTTTTTGATACGACTGTTTTTCGCAATTAATGGCTTCGGAGTATCGTATATTTGTTTCGTCGTGAAGACAAATCGAATGGATTGTCTTATTTTCAATATTTATACATTGTTTCGCAAATAATTCTTCTTCACAAGAGAGATTTGTTATAAAAATTATTTCACTCGGATTATTACATTGAATATATTGGTCGAGTATATCGTACATTTCTATTGTCTTCACACCATAATTATGACTATATTCAAATATAGAAGTAGTTCCAGTTACAATATCTACCGTTGCACAACCAATTATTATTTTCGTCTCTGTTCGTAATTTTACCTTTTCTATCCACAAAGACATGCACGAGTTTGTAAGGTCATTGTCATCTTCGTGAAAATATGTACCAGGCGAACAAACTGAATCAAACACACGAGTGAACTCGCCATCCTTTACTCCTTTCTTTTCCTCCTGGACATACACAACAGAAGTATATCCACGCGATTTTATCTTTCGTAAATATTTCTCAATGGAATAATCACGAAATCCAGCCATTTTAATGAAATAATCATCTTTCTCTGTTTTTACGGACATGTTCAAGTCACATACCTGGGTGAATTCCAATATATTACCCTTTGTATATGTTTTTGTTTTCTTGTCCTCGGTCCCATATACTTCAAAAAATGCACCCACTTGAAATAACAAGAAACAATTATTACCATACAAATTGATATATTCTTGGTATTTGTCAAAATATATATCAATCAATGTCATATATTATAATAGTAATCTCTCTTTAAACTATTCTTAAACTATTTTCCATACCCTTTCCCTGCATAGTTTGCCCATGTTCCGATTGGGATTTGTAGACCTCTGAAAGGATAACCTCTATTTTTTAATTTACGTAATAGTTTAAAATCTCCACATAAATCAGGACCAAATCTCTCTTTCTTCAATACTGTATGGTGTACACAAAAGCAAGCCATATCAATAAAACCTATTTTCAATATACAATTATTCCTATGATTCGCTGGTGGCAAAATGTGTTTCTTCTCTCTAAAATTGGATTGATATAATAGTATTTCATTTTCGGATGCTTTGCTACATTCATTTGCCAATATTTCTATGAAAGAATCGTCCGTCATAATGCTATCATCATCCAATATAATTACCCAGCCTTCAGCTACGTTATCTGCAAGTGTATTCAAATACAGATTATAGAATCCTTTTCCTCTTTTCCGTTCTGGCGTGACAGGAATCACATCTGTTTCATCCTCTAAATACTCACATGCTGGATTATCACAACTTTTAATATGGCGTATCTTATGATATGTTTGTGTTTTTATGGAATTTGACAGTGCTTTAAATAATGCAGGGCGCTTTCCTGTTCTTGTAAGTATATTCATAACTGGTAACATATCTACTGTTTCTGTATCAACCATAATATATTTTAATATAATAATATCGTCAAATAATCATAATGATTATTTCATAGTTATTCATTTAAACATTCTTGCTAATATATAATAACATGAATGTTTCATTAAATGCTGTTATGCCTATTTATTCGTTTCAACAAAAATATGTATTCTTCAATGACCCAATACCAAATACGATCATAGATAATAGTGTATTCTGGAGAATAACGTATTCTACAAATGCATTGTCTATGAATAGTATTCATGTATTTTTTGTC